CGCCAGTCTTTCGGTACCAGCTCCACGCGATTGGAATCACAGGTCCTCGGGCGGACTTTATCAAATCCAAAAGATTTGATAATTTCTGCTACTCGAGATGAAGACTTACTTGTACAGTAAGGCTTCAACCCCAATTTTAGTTGGGGGATACTGTTCTTCCTAGGCGCGTGGCTTGTTGCTCCCGAGGTAACCCTCACCAGCGATGGCAATTGCTGGTCAAAGAGAGGGAAGCTCCCCAAGACGCGACAAATGTAGCGTCTAGCACTATGGAATCTCTGATAGAGAGGCGCATCTAACAGATGTGTCCCTAAAAGTATTCCAGTAATGCGATCGTTGGCTTCGCGACAGCGCTCTTCGCTTTTATAGAAAGCGTCGATGGCCGCCTGCCGAAGCTTAACACGATCGGCAAACAGGGCATTCTTTTTAAAGAAGGCCTCAATTTGCCTAAGGAACTTCCACTCCTTGACTGAATGCAATGACCAGTCAAAGAGTGAGGAGCAAGTCGACAAGGCTCCAAGATCGCGCGAACGGCGGAAGCCATTAACGCGATCCAGGATCGCCTTGTCTACCAGAGAGTCTAGAGCATACTGTTGAGATATCTCATACACTATGTCTTGAGGGTTCATATGAACTCTCCTTTCTAATTGATTTGGGAGTCTTTAGGCTGAGAGTTCGCTTCCTCCGAGATGCGCCTCAGAACTTCTCTTACGATAAGTTCTAATGCGTATTCAAGGATTTGGCGAAGCATCTCAGGCATTAAAGGAACTCCTGAGTGTTTACGGAATTCGCAAATTCGTCACCAGAGACAATGTCTTTGATGATAGTTAGCGCTCCAGAAACATCGCTCGTATCCCCTTTAACGGGGTAACGAGCAATCACTTCGAAAGAGACCTTCTGGGCTAAGGGCAAATCTGCAGCGTCAACAGTCCCAAAAACAACTTTTACGGACTGTTCGGCCACTTCTTGCCCAGCCTCAGCAACACGTCTTTTCTCAATGACAATCTTCGGCTTAAGAGCCGTATGTCCATTGAGGGTAGATGTGCGAGAGTTTCCCGAGTTGGAAAACTCAGTGAGTACAGTTGTCATTCCTGACATCTTATACCTCCTACTTTAATCGTTGCACAATAAGCGCTAAAGAATCAATAACTTTAGACGCATCAAAGTGCACGATAGGTCGCGGTATAATCGGAATGCTACAAGGTGTTCTCATAGTGAGAACTGCTTCGCATTGGCCGTCGTGATCCCAAGAAACAGATACCAAGGGAGGAATATGACGGGCGGTTATTTCAACCGACTCCCGTCTTTTCACCCTTATCTGTATTCCGGATGCAGCGACGTACCGCTGAGAAGTAGAAATCACCGAGAGAGCAGATATGGCACGCCCCACACCCAAAAACCAATCTACGACAAAACTGAAAGGGATTAACTCCCAACCAGTTTGCAGCGGATTGATTTGGATTGAAGGCACTGCCATATCGGCACAAACGATTCCCGTAGGATTAATGCTCACCTGGTCTGTAATCAGGCGAGTATAATCAAAACGGAAATCCTGGAAGGCCCGAGGGGAAGAGCTATGGGAATTAATATTCCCATGCGCCCGCCCCATGTGCCGCTTTACCTCATCAGGCTTATGGTTGGCAACTATCTTCGCGATATTTCGTATATCGCTAATGAAAGGCCGCCAGCCAAACCTGTACTCGAGCCACATAGAAGAGAGGGAGCGCCAATTACTTGGCACCGAAAGTTTACTCAACGCTTTAGCAGCGTGGGTAAACATCCCTCTAACCTGTGAAAGCTCAGCGAGGAAAGTGAGTGCATCCCAACCTTCCGAGTAAATCTTTGCAGCCGCCTCCGTTACATACGATCTCGTATTGAACGGGACAAGCGTGCGAAGATACTCTTCGGTCAGGATCCACGCATCAGAATCAGTTCCCTCTGTA